AGCCGGTCAACGTAGGGGGCTGGGACTGATGAGTTGGGGTCAAGCACAACAAGAGGCCACTCCTGAAGTGTCCTATGGGCGTGATTACTACGCCAACCAATACGCTTTGCAGCGTGATGGTGGCCGACCAATCCGTATGTCCCTTGTGGGCAAGGAGAATACTGCCAAGACAGGGCAGGCATATACTCTCGCAAGAGCGCACACTGACAAGAAGATTGTCGTGATTGATGTTGATAGTAGTGCTGAGAACACACTGGACTTTATCGGTGATGACAACGTGCAGGTAATTACCCTGTTCGATGAAACCGATGACAGTATCTTTAACGATGACAACAGCACTAACTGGATGGCACTTGTCGAGAAGGTCAAGTGGATGGTCAATATTATTGGTCAGGATGCAGCCGATGGAAACGTCGGGGCGGTCATCTTTGACGGTGGTTCAACCTTTCTCAAGTGGTGCGAGTTCGTCATGACAGAATCCTTGCTACGCAGGGGTGTTATCAAAGAAGAGGGTGATTCTTTCAATCAGAAGGAATGGCGTGAGCGCAACCGTATCTTCAGGGATGTTATCAGGAGGGTTCATGCCCTACCTGTCCCCTATGTATTCTATACCTTCCACCTGAAGGACATCAAGGAATACATCGAGATTGGTGATGGCAAGAAGGCCCTGTCCACCATTGGTCAGAAGGTCGATTGGATTGACGGCACTCAGCGTTTCGCCAGCCAGCAACTATGGATGACTCGATATACTCAGAAGGGCGATAGAGCAGCCGGTGTGATGGCTGACAAGAGCCTCGGACCTTCCGATTGGATTGTCAAGTGCAAGGTTGAAGAGATGAAGGGTCAAAACATGGAACACTTGGGTAAGGAATATACTATCCTTGAGGTCCGTGATGGTAAGCCAAAGTGGAACGGCGTACCGTTCACATGGGGTGAAAACAATGAAGGTTGAAACAGGGCAATTAGAGCGACTATTGAAAGTGACAAAGCGAAACCAATTCGTCAACGGTAAGGAGCAGCCGCAGGTTATATCCTGCGTGTTGCGAACCGAGGGCGACCGACTCGGAACGACCAGTGTAGTCAGGGATGGTAAGACTTCCGTAGGAAGATTTAGCATTAGTGGTGATGGGTTCCCAGCGAACATACCTGTCCCCGACATAGACCGATTGCTCGGCGCACTCAAGTTCCACGGCACTACCGTCAAGTTGGATGTTGGCGATGGCAAGTTAGTCGTCAAGTCTTCTAACAAACAGACTACCATGAGTGCAAATACTGATGGTAGGGCATTCCCTAACACGCAGACCAGCATCGGTGAATGGGAGACTATGAGCATTAAGAGGGCTGAGTCATACAAAAATGGTAATTATTCCATGCAGACAGGTGAGCAGCGAGAACCACTACATACTATCAGCCTCGATGTCGAGGAATTGTATGACGCACTACGTTGCGACAATATGAATGGTCAGCGACTAAACCGATACACCTTCTCCATTGAGAAGAATGTATTCAAGGTGGTTGTTGGTGACCATCTAAAGGGTCAGACTGAGGTTATTCTCAAAGAAGATGTTGACTATCCTGATTGGTCCGCTGTCTTTGAGGGCGGTCTTGAGTATGTCCTTAAGCATTACAATGGAAAGGTTCACCTGAAGGTATTCGATTTCACCAAGGAGGGACAGGGCTACCGTATGTGCGTTGTCCTCCCTGAAGGCGACTTTGTGCTTCAGGCCAGTGTCCTGTGAGTGGTGAGCATGGAATATGAGATTGTTCATGACGATGCTATGGAAGTCCTGACAAGGATGACCGATAACAGCGTTGATGCAATAGTCACTGACCCTCCATACGGCCTGTCCTTCATGGGCAAGAAGTGGGATTATGATGTCCCCTCGGTAATGATATGGAAGGAGTGCCTTCGGGTATTGAAGCCCGGTGGCTACCTTCTTTCCTTTGCAGGTTCTCGTACTTATCACCGTATGGCGGTGAACATTGAGGATGCTGGCTTTGAAATCCGTGACCAAATCATGTGGCTCTATGGTAGTGGGTTTCCAAAATCACATAACCTATCTGATGATTGGGAAGGTTGGGGAACACAATTGAAGCCAGCCCATGAGCCTATCGTGATGGCTCGCAAGCCATTCAAAGGCACCGTGGCTAAGAACGTGCTTGAGCATGGCACTGGTGCGTTGAACATCGACGCATCCCGTATAGATTACAACGGGGAGAAACCGAATGTCGGTGGCCGTGGCGCACATGGTCGTGGTGAAGGATATGGATTCAAGCCGATGGATGAAGTGAAGCGCACCAATAGAAAGCCAAGAGAAGATGGTTTTTGGGGCAAAGGTGGGTATAAAAATGAGGGTAATGATATTGCCACTGCTAATCCTAATGGTCGATGGCCGGCTAATATCATCCATGATGGGATAGAGGATGAGTGGGCAAGATATTTTTACTGCCCCAAAGCATCGAAGGCAGAACGTGGTGAGGGTAACAACCATCCAACGGTGAAGCCGGTGGCACTCATGGAGTATCTTATACGGTTGGTGACTCCGCCCAATGGCGTAGTCCTTGACCCGTTCCTCGGTAGTGGGACTACTGGTGTAGCGGCTATCAAGCAAGGCTTTCATTTCATAGGTATAGAGCGAGAGGCTGATTATATTCCAATAGCCGAGGCTCGCATGACCCATGCTAACGATGAAACCATCGAGCCTGAAGAACTTGAGGCGGAGTGGATATGATGGGTTTCCTGAAAATATCCCTTGACCGACAAGATTATCTGAAGAGGCTTTTGAGTAATATGTGTATTAGATATAACAAGAAGGGTAAGCGCAGGGATTATAAGTTGGCGTTCCTAAACGGTATATTGGAGGTTGGTACTGACCCGTTCACTTCAGAATCTTTTGCTCAACTATGCAAAGGGTTTGCTCAGAAGGGAATGATAACTACCCAGCAAGCGGCTAACTTTCTCTCTATATTGGAGAGGAAGGAGTTCGTTATGAAGACTGGTATGTTATACAATAGGACAGTATTTTTACCAACAGCAAAAATGTATGAAGCAATAGAGGTGACAAACAATGAAGATAAGGTACAAGAACCAAGAAAAGAGCCTGAACATAGCGATTGAAAATGAAGGTAAGCAACAACACGTCGTTGATTTTGACGGTGTTGAATACTTTATTGATATTGCCTATGGGCCACGACTGAATGACGATGGCTACCGAAACAAAACATGGTTGAAGCGTGAGTATGAAAGCCGTGGACGGACTATGCAAGAGATTGCTACGCAGTGCGGCGTATCGCCAATGACTATCAACCTGTGGTTGAACAAGCATGGAATTGAAACCCGCAGGCGTGGACGACGATGATTGTCGATAGGGGTTTTGACAGGTCGGTGCGTATTCGATACCGAGAAGATGGTGAGCGTAAGACTGCCACCATCAAGAGTCATTATCCCTACCTATTCGTCAAGGATGAAGATGTAATAGATGCCAGTAGCGTTCTCGATACTGTGGTTCTTTCTACTGAGCCGGGTTATCGTGGAGTGTATGGTGAATCACTGACGAAGGTAGTGGTCAGACACCCTAATGATGTGACTCGCATAGGTAAGAAGTGTGATACATGGGAAGCAGATATACCTTGGACCAACAAGGTTCTCTATGACCGTCTTGATGCGGGTGAGAAGCCCTTTGAGAAGTATGAACATAGAGTGTGGTTCCTTGATGGGGAATGGAAGTCAGACAGTGGTGAAATCACCATCCTGACTGTGCAAGATAGTTTCACAGGGAACAAATACACATGGTTCACCCATCCCGATTATGCGGCTGGCGACTACACTTCTATCCCCTGCAAGAATCATCCCGATGGGTTGGAGAATCTTAAGACTGATATACCTATGAAGTGCTTCACCAGTGAGCGGGCATTACTACAACACTTTGTTGCACATATGATTAAGCATGACCCCGACATCATTACTGGTTGGTATCTTGTTGGTGCTGACATCAAACAGATAGCACAGCGTATGGAGGCTTGTGGGCTGGACCCAAAGAGTCTGTCCCCATATCGGAGTCATAAATACAAATACAAGTGGACTGAGAAGCGATGGGAGCAGCCTATCCCCGGTCGCATTTGTCTTGACCTGATGATTGGATTCAAGAAGTTGTGGGTGTTAAAGAATGGGCAATTGCCCGGCCAATCCCTTGATGCCGTGGCTGAACACTGCCTCGGTGATAGAAAGGTCCCATTGGCTGACGGCCATGACACCTACTATTCCGACATCGGCACATACCTTGACTACAATAGACAGGATGTTGACTTGATGCCGAGACTTGATGCTCTTATTAACTGCATCGACTTCTATGTGTCCATGCAACACCTGTGCCAGTGCGACTTTGAAACGGTGGCTATGACTACAAGATTGGCAACTTGTCTGTTCAGACAGGACCCCAATTTTACTGAGCGCATTCCCAGCAAACCCCGCTTTGAAAAGGTCGAATATACTGGTGCTGACATTATGGATGCAAAGGCTGGTCTGTATGGGCCTACTGCAATCCTTGACATCAAGGCCATGTATCATAGCAACGTGAATCTACACAACATATGCTGGACTACTCTTGAACCAACAGGCGTTGATTGTGGCAACGGGACTTGTTTCGACCCCATTACGCAGGGATTGTTGGGTCGCACGATGGATAAGTTGACCGTCAGAAGGAATGAGTATAAGATGTTGATGAGTGAGGCTGAAACACCTGCTGAGAAGAAGATGTGGGATGGTATGCAATTTGCTACCAAGTCCCTGATTGCTTCTCTCTATGGGGTGTCCGGTGATGAGAAGTATGGTCTGTATCACCCTGATATAGCCGCTGCTATTACTTACACCAGCAGGGAAACATTGGGTCGATTGCACAAGGAGTGCGTGAAGCAGGGATATGATGTGATATATGCCCATACTGACAGCGCATTCGTGTTGGTCCCTACGGTGGACGAGGCTCTTGCTTTGACGGCCACACTCAATGATGTTCTTGCCCCTATTGAAACCGAGTTTGAGAAGTATGGTGAATCATTCTTCCTCAAGGCTAAGAATCGCTATGCTGGAAAGATAGTATGGGAGGGCAAACCTCTCGATGAACCGGACTATTACATCAAGGGTATTGAATTGATTCAGGCTCGGATGCCAAAGGTCATGAAGACTGCCTTGAAGGATGCTCTTGTGGGTATGCTCGATGGTTCGGAAGAAGGCGTAATAACTGAACGATTGACCACCCTCATTGGTAAGTATCTTAATGGTGAGAATGTTGAGGACCTACTCATGAAGACCACGCTCAAGAAGGAACTTTGGGATTACAAAGTCCTTAGTGGACCATCAGCCGGTGCTGACTGGGCGTTGCTTAACCTTGGTCATTCTTTCAATAAGGGGGATGATATGTTAATCGCACTCAATACTAAGGGGCAATACATAGCATTCCCCGACATCACATGGCTACCGAAGGTCATGGAGAAGACGGACCTCGGCTACTATGTAATGGTCGAGCGATTTGTGGTGAACAAGGCGAAGGATTTATATGAGGCCGTGGGCTGGGATTATCAACAGTTAATGAATGCCCTTGAGGGCAAGGAAGCAGTGGAATGGTTATAAGTAGCCGTGAACAGGAGATATAGATATGGGCAGACAGCGCAAGATGACAGCACAAGAATTGACGACCATGATTAAGAGCCACGAACAGTTGCTCGACTTGGTTAATACAAGAATAGATTATTTGGCGCAAGCCATTATGTATGACTTTGAGCGCATACAGATTTTGGTCATGTCCCTGCTTGCAGAACAAGGCTACCTGAAGGATGAAATCTGTGATTGTGGAAAGGAGTATGTATGGCCGGATATTGGAGGCAGAATACCTGCACAAGAGAAGTGTCCAGCCTGTGCATCGGTGCCGGAGGCGGCAGAAGATGGAACAGAAGAAGAGTGAATGGGATTACAGCGTCAAAGGACATTATAACCCAGTCAAGGCGGTCGAGAATGGTTGGCCTATACGTTTGTCTAAGTCATCCTTTATGACGTATATACAATGCCCACGCAAATATTGGTGGCAAAACGTGGAGTTAGAGGGCATACGCTCTCCCCCCACCGAATATATGATACATGGTTCGGCTGTGCATCATGCACTGGAGAATATGTATGGGAACATAGAGAAGAATGGGGTGTCAGAAAACCTACGCCCGCTATTCGACATCGACCCTGAAGATGAACTGCATGAACCCTACAAGCATTCTGCTGTTGATAGCCTAAGTAATTTGGAAACGCAGCGATTGGAGTCATGGGGTGCTACTAATTTCAGACCGCTTGAGTTTGAGGTCAAGCATGAATACAGGACTACGGTTGAATGGGAGAATGAGGATGGGACTATTGGTTCCTACCCTGTTGTTCTCGTCGGTAAGATTGATGGTGTTGTGCAGCATCCTGAAACGGGCGACCTTGCTCTTATTGAATTGAAGACTGGTAAATTAAGTACCACTAAGCAGACAAAGACTCGCAAAGAATTGGCATACTACGCCTTCATGCTGGAAAGCATGGGTAGGGGCAAAACCAGCCACTTCTTGTATCTTTATCCCGAATGCACTAATGAAAAGATTGTGTATGATTTACTTGAAAAGGAGATGAAAGGTAAGATTGAAGTATGGCTCAATGATAGTGAGGGAATAGGTTATATTGAGCCGTTTGGTAAGAGAACACAGAACGCCTTTATGAAGTCCCTATCCCAAGTGGTCAAGGGGCTGGCAACAATGGATTGGAAAATGAATTGGAGCGACTGGTTCTGTAATAATTATTGTGATTTTAATATGGCTTGTGAAACTGAAATAATGGGAGCAGGTTGGAGTCTTGAAGAACACGTAGGTGAATGGAATGAATAAAAAATATTGTGAACAATGTGGAAGCGAGCGAATTGATTTGGACATCATGAGGTTAGTAACTGGTCAAGTGGATGGTCCCGCATCAACGATTGAAGTACGGACCTGTATGGACTGTGGACACGAATGGGCAGGGGCGACGGAGAATGCCTCTTGACTTCCCCCGTGAAATAGGGCTGAAAAGAACCCTGTGCATGAATCGTGAACAGTGGGATAACTACGTGAGGGTATTCGGTCCTCGCTCGGCTTGCTATACCAGCCTCTATTCCTTTGAATCCCTTGATAATTCAAGGGTCGATTACACTACCGTCAAGTATGACCGAGCATGGTGGGATTTTGATAGCAATTCTGAATACACTATTGAAGAAGTCAAGGTTGATGTGGCTAAATTGCTGTCCCGATTGAAGGGCGATGTTAGGCTGGTAGCAACAGGGCGTGGGTTCCATGTCCACCAGTTGTTCAAAGAGCCTCTCAGGGGCAAGGGGTGGGACCACAGGCTACGTTCCTATGAGAACCACATGGCAAGGAATCTGAAGACCCTCGATGGTGTAGGGTATGCGGAGAAGTTGACCCGTATTCCCGGCACATACAATCCTAAGCGACAGCGTTGGGCAATCCCGATTGACCCAATGGCATTCAAGGCGCAACCTATGTCATATCCTATACCACAGAAGCCACATCAGGGTATGTTTGCTCATGACCCGTTCAACGGTCAGATTACCAATGGTTTTGATTTCAAAGGATGGTCAGCAAACAACAAGATAGAGGATGTTGTGGAGTTGAACAAGGAGTATATTGGTGATATATCCGAGGCTGGGGACATACCAATGATACCTTGCCTTGAGAGGGCCGTAAATGTGCAGAATCCAAGCCATCATGTAAGGGTGGCACTGGTGCAGTATATGGCTGATATGCTACGAGACTTTGCTGACCCTGCTACCTTGACAGCCGAGGACAAGCAGGCCATAGAAGACAGCATATTTGACTACATCAAGGGACTTGATTGGAGGGACTTCAGACCCTCCCGTTCAAGGCAGGGCATAAGGACCAATATTAATTACAAGAACAGCCCTTCATGCTCATGGTTCATCAAGCGGAACCTGTGCGTGGGCAAGTGTTGGCGGTATGACGGTTCAGCCGAACCACGCTCTTGAAATACCACCATGTTTAAGAAACACTCATGGTCCTGTATGTGGATGACCGAGAGAACGATTTGGTCAAGCACAAACTGATAGCCCGAATGGGGGATAAGCGAGTCAAGCCTGATGGCATGGTCGAGATAAAGAGATTGCCAGTAGCGGATTATATCATGGGTGAATGGGGCATCGAAGCCAAAGAGATAAACGACCTATATCATAGCATTTTAGGGCATGGTAGGAGTCGCACAATCGTTGGTCAACTACATGACCTACAAGAAGCCTTTGAGAAGCCTATCCTTGTCGTCTATGGCACCCAATTGAAGCCGTATGTAAGAAAGGGTGGGGCGCAAGCAAGAGCGTTTGAAATGAGCAAGATGAAAAGAGTTATCAAATCTTTTAAACAGGACTTTCTCATGCGCTTTCCAAAGATTCAGTACATGGAGGTTAACAGCATGGATGACTTTGTTGATTACGTGGTCAACATGCACACTAAATTGAGGGTTGTAGGGCAAGCCAACATGAAGAATGACCTTCGTGGCCTGAAGTCCCGTAGTCCCAGTGCTGACGCACGTGTAGCGTGCCTTACTGCACTTCCCGGCATCACAGAAAGAATATCAAAAGACCTACTCGATAAGTTCGGCTCCATACCCAATCTGTTGCGAGCAAGACGCAAGCAATCAGAACTTATGGAGGTCAAAGGGGTGGGTCGCCGCAAAGCGAAACTCATCCTATCTCTCAGAAACAAATATGAAGGTGATTAAATGACTCATGTAGTGACTTCATCCTGTGTAAATCATAAATACCAAGATTGCGTAGCAGTCTGTCCTGTGGAAGCATTCAAAGAGATGCCCACTTATCTGATTATTGACCCTGACCTTTGTATTGATTGTAATGCCTGTGTTTCTGAATGCCCAGTAGACGCAATATATCCTGAAGAAGAAGTTCCTCAAGATGAAATAGAATGGATTGAAAAGAATGAAGAGGAATCAATAGATGCTGATGTAGCCGAAGGCGATTCTCCCGTGTTAGGCGATTAGTTTCCTGAGAATGTCATTTGGTTAGCCATTGGTGTTCCATCCACTGAATATCTATTGATACCTACCTGCACATTACTGACCACGATGGAAGAATACTTAGCCGTATCTGTGCCATCATCAGGGGTTCTTGAAATTGTTATGGTCAATCTTCCTCCGGCAACATCAGCCCCTTTAACAATTCCTGAAAAGAGATTTGTAGTGCCGTTATTATCAGCACTAATTGTAGTTGTGCTTGTTTCATTATACCCTGAAAGAGAAACATTAGTGCTTAGAACACCTACATTTGTTGAATCCCCCACCAAAGAGACTTTTGCACTAATGGTTACAAACTTACTCTTGACATTATTGGGGATAGGAACGCTGGCAGTAAAGGAATGTTGTGGATAATAGGTGCTTTCTCCTACTGTGCCGGGGAATATAAGCCCATTATCCCCTAATGCTGCTGCGCCCTCGGATGGGGTGAATGGTATCTCGGCTGGTATTCCCGATGATGTAGTAGGTACTGCACCAGCCTTGTTTTGCCCAAGAATAGAGAAGTTGCCCCCTACTTGCGCATCTATATTTAGGTCCATAGTGCCTTTGATTTTCCTATTGAAAGCCTTGGTAATTCCACCTGAGCCTATTCCGGGGCTTGCTGATGTACTTGCGCTGGGGCTATCAGGGCCGCTTGGCGTAGGGTTCTCCAATGGTGAAAATTGGGAGGACATATTGGTGTTAGGGTTGGTATCACCACCCCACCCACCTACACCTGTGAAAGCACCACCTGTTGCTGGACCGCTGCCCCTACCACCGGCCCCTCCACCACCTACGGATGAACCAATCCAGTCAGGGTTCCAAGGACCATTGGGTTCTTCAGTGGCTCGTCCTCGGTCTAATCCTGCGGTCAATTGGTTTTTCCTGTTGTTTGGTTGGAACATAGTGTTGAACCCTACTGCTTGTCGTGCTGCATCCCTTTCCAAAGAGAATACAAGATTCTCAACATTATTACCAGCCACACTATAACTCATATTAGTGATTACCATAGCCTCATTGGTTAGACCAAGGAAAGAATCTGTATAATCAACTGTGGTTGCGGGAACAAAGTTCACATCATCAGTAATGAGGACTCTTGGGGCATACCACTCGGACCTTTCCTCTCCATAACCACCCAACTCACTGTATTCTCTCATACCCAATGGGAATATACTATTTGTGTTATAGGCACCATATGACGCTGTGAATGTTGAGGGCGCATGGGCTGGTCTGAAGAAGTTGCTCGCAGTAGTGTCACCA